AAACTATGTTCTCTAAGCATTGCTTGAAGACGATAATGTGTTAATTCAGTTTTGTTCGGAATCTTCATTTAAACCATAATGATAATCGTTAGTATCTCCATACCTTTCCATATGTCCTCTCTCAACACTAAAGTATTTTGTGGATACTTTAAAATCAGGCATTTTAGGATTTTTAGGAGTTAAAGAATTGTCGTAAATTCTTAATCTATTATTAGGATACAGTGCAAACTGTCCATTGTTCAATTCTATAAGATTGTGACTCTTATGTTCTGCGGGTGTTTCTGATGTACTAAAATCAGGAGTATCAATATCACAGTGATAATTATCTAATGTTACCACATATTTTCCTTGCTGTGTTCCAAAATCTCTAGTATAGCACTCATAATCCATAGAACCTATAAACTGTTTGCATATAGTCGTAACACCATAATCCATACAGTTCCAGAACTGTAAGTTAGGTAGATCCATATCTGGATCGGGTGTTTTAGGTTGACTTAGAAAAGCACTGATAGGCAGTTTATCAAATATTGCTGCATATTCTGGTAAATATGTCTCAAAATAAAAGGCACGGCCAGGAATAGATTTTGCAGATACCCAGACACCTGGTGTAAATTCACCATGTCCCGATTGAAAGTCAGTAAGATATTCTTTTCTTACCCAAACTTCCTCTGCTGGCATATTAGAAATTAATGTCGGCATTACAAAGGTAATTTAGCTCTTGATGTTTTTTTCATGAAATTTAGTTCCTGTGCATCCCACTTCAATTTCTCTTTGAGTGGTTTAGAAACTAACTTTGTTACTGATTCTATCTCAAGTCCATTGATTTCGCAATAGTAACATATTGCATCAATATAATTCATATCTTCTTTAGATACTATTGACTCAATTTCCATTGCAAATTTAGCGGGAGTAAGAAACTTCTTCTCCATTACTTGCTCAAGTTCTTTGTTCGGTTCCATAGATTTCCAGTTTATCTCTAACAAACTTTCTAATATATTTGTCGAGAAGTTTGATGTACTTTGCTTTGTTGTACTCTTCATAAACTACACATTCTCCATTTTCACAAGCCATAATGATGACCAATTTTTTAACTGATATATTTTTTAATTCATACAACATACAACCGTATGCCATCGCTTGGACAAAATAATGTTCTATCCATTCCCTTGGCTTTGGTTTCTTAGATGTTTTAAAATCTATTATTGATAACTCTCCATCATATTCTGCAATACAATCAACAGTTCCAGCGATACCCAGTTGTTTACTATATAGGGCACCTTCAAGGGAGTGAATATTATCTATTTTGTTAAGTTCCCCCTTTGAGATTTTAAATAAAAAATCAGAAATAGGAGGAACCTCTGGAAGTACTTGATCGTTCTTTAGATAATGTTCCGTGAGTGTGTGCATATCAGTTCCACGGGTTGTAGCCGCTTTCGTGATACGATCTGCCTCTTCATTACCTACCTTCTTTCTCCAATTAACAAAGATTTCTTTATTAAAGTGGCTAGTTACGGAAGTAATCGAAACAAGTCTAAGTAACTCATCTTCGTCTGGTACTGAGTAATAACGAACTCCATCAATAGTCTCCCTAGTCAGTTTAGGGAGATTCAAATCAACATGTTTAAACATTACATACCCATCTCAAGTTTAGCAATAATATACTCCTTCACGAGTCCAGAACGAATGATATCATCAATTCCAAATTCTATTATATCAAAAGAGTTCATTTTACGCAAGATGTTCATAAAGTCCACTATACCGTTTCTTTCATTAGTTTTAAGTAAATCAGATTGTCTAGCATCCCCACAGAAACATATCTTACTATTCTCTCCTACTCTGGTAATAATACTATCGAGTTCATGGAAATTGAGATTCTGAAATTCATCTACAATTATAATAGCATTATCGAGTGTAGTTCCTCTTAAAAACGAGGTACTCCAGAATTTAACTGTATCCTGTGCTTTTAGATTTCCATAAAGCATTTCAAAATCAGCATCAGAGTTCATTTCGAACATATACTTTACCATGTGCTTATAAGGCACTTGATAGATGTCTGATTTATCTTCGTAATCACCTGGTAAAAATCCAATCTCTCTTGTAGATACTAATGATCTTACAATATAGATTCTTTCATAGGGAGTTCTTTCGTTTAAAACGTCCTTTAGAGCATTGAAGAGAGTAACGAAAGTTTTTCCTGTCCCAGCTGCTCCATAGGCAACGAGGTGTTTTCCTTCTCTATAGGAATCAAATAGTCTTTTCTGATTTTCAGTAAGAGGTTGGATATCAATCAAATAATCAGCACTCAGAGGTTTTTTCCTCTTCATCTGTTTACCAGTCATCCCCACACCAATAGGTTGATCCCCAGAGGTTTTTCTTTTACGGGCCATGTTATAGTTTCAAATTACGGGCACCTGGTGCTTTGGATGCTTTCTGCAGAACTTCATTCCAGCCAGGCTTTGATTTACGTAGTTTATCTCTCCATTCTCCCACTTCTGCAGCCATTGGACATGTTGATGGATCAGAGTAATCTCTACTCCACTCAGGATTATCAGTACACCACTGATCCCAATCATGTACACTCATTGAGACTTCTTTCTTATCTCCAGTTTTTGTATTTACAACAGGGTATGTAGCCATAATATTTTATCGGGTAATTTATTTAGACCCATTCTAGGGCTTCTGATACGTTCGGGAATTGCTCTATAAAGATCTTTCTACATTCCTCTGCAATCTGCATATGCTCTTTTTGAGTACCGTGTGCAGATCTCAGATTAATATAGTGAACCCATGAACGACAACTTCCAGTCATATAGATTCTGGTAGGAGTACATAGAGGTAACACCATTCTTGCACATTCCTTCGCAACACCCTGACTCAGCATTTGCTCATAGAGTGACTTTGCAGAACTAAACAGGGTTATCATCTGTTTCTCAAACTTTTCGATTTTTTCGGGTTCCAAGTCATTTGTAGAGTTTTGACGATTCTTCTCATCCTGTCTTCTGAGTTCTGGTAGTTCAAAATCGCCTAATGCGGTGCTTGCTGCATATCTCTGTGAGAACTCTTGGAACGTAAAGCTCCTATGTCTCAAAATTTGAGCAGCGATAGCTCGGCTTGTCTCGATCTCCAAGCTCATCGAGGATTGTTCAAATACACTCCAATGATTATGCTTAATACAATACTTTAATAAGCCTGAGTATTTTTCATTATCCTGATTTGAGGGATTACTCACTCTGGCGATATAAGCCATTGTTTGCTCTGCATCAGGAGTGATGCTAACAAGTTTTACGTTCATTTACCAAATCCTTCGGGTTTTTCTCTTTTTTTAGCTAATGTCTCTTTTTCAAGAACATCAAGTTGTTCTCTCATAAATGAAAGTTCTTCAGAAGTGTACAAATAGTCCTGTTTAAGTGCTTCTTTCAAATTTTTAAGAATTTGCTTTTGCCTCATCCGTCGTCGTCCTCGAAAATTTCGTCATAATCAGTTAATACCTTATTTGAGGTATTTACCGTAGAATACGCATCTACGTCAGAATAGATTTCTGCCTTTAATGCGTCTAATGCTAGTTCTACCTGCCTAAGTCTTAATTTCAGTTGTTCTCTTTGCGGTTCCATAATTTTTATATGGTATTTAGTCATTTTACACAAAAAAAGAGCATCTGTCAAGAGATGCTCTTTGTATATAAGAAATTGATACTATGCAGTAACAAGTTTCTTCTCAAACTTAATACCTCTATAGGTCTCTTGAACCTTATTGGTCTTAGTTTGCTTTTTATCGTTGGTATCGTACTTAATACCACGGTATGTGACTTGTGCCATGATGGTACTCCTAAAGTAGTTGGATTTTAAGGCCCGTTCCTTTAGTCGGCTTTTGCGTCTCCCGAAGGAGATGAACGATCCGTTCCGAGTCGGCTTACTTGCGTCCTCCTCTAGCAATGAGGAGGATGAACGTTGTGTTAATACTAACACATGTATAGTATATAGTCAAGCACTTGTGTAACATGTGATACAAAATCCTGTGGCTCAAAAAATTTGGGGAGTTTTTTTTGCCCGATTTTTGAAAGCTAAAGTCGATTTTGGTGGCCAGAGATTACATGTAATTAATATTGATGTTACATCTAAACTGTT